CCCCTATCTCTTCGTGTGACAACTCTTCATATTCCCGGATCATCTTTGTCAGGACGCTCATGGCCCGAGCCTGCGCTTCTAAGAACTTTGCTTCTTTTTCGATTGCTGACAGTACTTTTGTATCAATCGTTCTTGTGACTCTCGCTCTGCGGTATCCCTTTACCTCTAAGACTAATGCATCTTGTTGTATCTCTGTGTTGTCCTCTTTGTGTACCACGAACATGATTTGTTGTGCCCGCAGAATAGCAGCAAATTTGATTTGAATGTTTGCTTTTAGTATTGCCAATGGTGAAGCATCCTTCAGATCGTTTACAATCTCCATCGTTTCCGGCGGAAGATACTTTGCTAATAAGCCATGTTTTAGCGCATTCTTATTGCCTTTATGTGAAGCATTGCTGCCCTTTGCGTTCTTATTGCCAAACGGCGCACCGCCTTTAGACTGTGTGTCTCGCGTCCATCCGTAGCGTTTCCGCCAGGCTTTAATTGTGCTAAACGATATTTTATATTTTTTAGACAGGTCACGGTATTTCATCCCGGCCTTATAATCTTTTCCCGCCCTCGAATGAACGTCCACATCTTTCACCACCTGCCCACGTTGTTTGATATTCCCTTTCGCGCGTTCGTGCGCGCGTAAACAAATAACGCACCTGGAATAAAACCGGATGCGTTATCGAATGCTCTTTCTGCACCTACAGATGAGCTAAACAAAAAAGCACCGACGCGATTCCGCCAGTGCCTTTTTGCTTTAAGGAGAGAGGTCTACATGCTATAAAACTTATACTTTTCGTGCTTTTTACACATACAGTATAACACATCTATGTGTGACATTTTGTGACATGGTTTATAGTCTGCTTAAAAGTTCAATCGCTCTATCGTGTATCCGGTAAGTCTGACGCCTCGTATAAAACATCTTATCCGCAATTCTCTTAATCGAGTATCCGCTTATGTATTTTAGATTCAATACGTTCCGCTGCTCGTAGTTCTCTAAACTATCAATCATGAACCGCACAAGATCAAGTTCTTCTCTCAGCTTTTCTGTATCCTGCTGTAGCTCTTTTTCTACGTCAGCGATTTTGGCCACCGCATTCGCCAGGCTATCTCCCAGCGTACCGCCCGGCGCTTGAGAGTATGAGGTAGTTACCTTTTCTGCCCTGGCCCGCAATTGCTGTATGAGTTCCATGTTGCGGTCAATGCGTTGCAGACAATACCGGTATGACATGAGCCGTTCTTTGACTTCGCTTTCTAACACGATCATTCTCCCTTCCAGAACCCCCAAAGCGCAATTATTACAAACTCAGTATTGTTTCCAGTTCTTCCTTTTTCGTGATTTTCCGTAATGTCATATTGTCTTGTCTCCTATCGCAAAAGTACCCACATTGTCCCACAGATTACGCCTATGAAAAATCCCCACGCCGTCGCTAAGATCACTACTGCCGCTACCATCCTGTGCCTCCCCATAAGTCACCTTGAATCCCGTTGACTTTTAATTCCGGTATGTATTGCATTTCTTTTTCTGCACTTGTTATATCTGCAGCTTCCGCGGCCTTACAAATTGCCATTGTCTGCATGTACAATTTTTTCCGCATCAGGTGCAATCTGATATACCACTGTCCCGTGACCTCGTTTAATTCTGTTGCTGATTCCGTAATAATAAAGCCTCTGTGATGCTGATGTACAAACTTTTCTAACTCTATCGTATTTCCAAAAAGCGACATCTGCTCAAACTGTTTAATGCTGCAAATATTGTCTGCTTTTGTCGTGCCAGGGAGAATTAATCCTGTCGATTGCTTCCAGCGCTTCCTTCCTTGCGGGTCTTTCGTCAGATATCTTGAGATCCTCGTAAGATAATCCGGTCCTGTAATCTGTATTCTCTTTGCATTACACCAACCAAGCATTTCCCGCTCTGGCCGGAATGGTTTAATTTGCTTACTCCACAAACCTTCCACCAGGTCACGGGGTAAATTTCCGTCCAGCAGCATATGATGATGTATTCTGCCTTTTACGCCGCCGGCTTCCGTGATATAGATATATTTTAAATTTTGTATTCCCAACTTCTTTGCTTCCCGGCGCAAATCTCTTGTGTATTTTTTTATTTTCTCTTCCGCTTCTTTTTCGTCTGCCGGCAAGTGCGGATCTGAGTAAGTCAAAGAAATAAAATAATCGTTCTCACCGAAATTCCCTTTCACGAGCAAGTCAAAATATAAACGACTTCTTTTGTCATTCATTGTTTTTTTTGCCGGACAAGTCAATTTCTCTTTGCGGTTTCTCGTTTTTGTGATTCTGACTGGTTCGTCTTCCTGCTGATTGTACTGAAAAATTCCAACATGACGGTAATCAGACTTTGCAATATTTGTATTACTGTAAAAGGTCCTTTGCCGGATATTGATTCTTTTCACTACACTCATGTTCTGCGTCTCCTTACGGTTGCATAGTTCTTAACACTTACTTTCAAGCTTAAAGCGGCCGTCGCCGCCGTGGATAAAAACATAAAGCCCCGGACCCGGTCTGCGCCTTTCCCCGGTTTTACTTCTGTTTAATGAAGAAATATGCTTGTGATAAAACATATCCGGAGCTTTATGTCGCTGCTAAATAAACATATATAATAGAAGAAACTTTTAATCAGAGATAGCTTCTACCGATTATTTTTATAAACTCTTCCCTTGTGCCGCCGCCGAGTTCGTACTCAAGCTGGCACTCCCGCTTGAGCCACAAATCTCGCTCTCGACAATTATGCACGGCCCGAGGACTCATTGTATGACAATTATGACATAACGGCACCTTGAATCCGTGCTTTTCGCTCGCCTTTCTGCGGGAGCCGGCATAGATATGATGCGTGTTTTCTGCCGACCGCCCGCATAAATAGCAATGC